TGGTCCTTCTGGAGCACGAAGCAATACAAGACAAGGAGAAGAATTGAGTACCGACGCAGCAAACGAAACCCCGAAGCCTAAGCGCAAACGCGGTCCTCGCAAGACCCCTGCTGTCACTCCAAAGCAGATGCGAGAGATGCAAGCAATCCAATGGGAGCATGACCCAGATGATGAAGGATTCATTGAAAAAGCTAAAGAACCTGAAGGACGCTTTGTATCTAGGATTTATGCAAAGCGTTATATTTCTCTATCAGACTTGGATTACGTACGAGCTAGCCTTCCTAGCTTTCGGAATGCTTCTGATGTCAATCTGCTTTGGCTACTTGGTCTAGATACCAATCAGCCTTATACACAACAAGAAAACATCTGGCATCGAAACCTGCAGAACAAGATTGTGTTTGGTATGCGTTACTTCGGTAATGAACGCCAAGATAATGAATGGCTGCAAAGTGGTTCTGCGTCACGAGAGGCATTGGATAAGCATCTGAACAATCGTCTACTTGATGATCACTACCGCGAACGCAGCGCTACGGAAGATACACAAGAAGTCCTTGAATCCAAGGATCGGTATACGGTTATTGATACGGGGGTGCAGCATGGCTACCCTTAAAGGAGCAAACGAAGTGCATACCCATGAAGGTGTAAAGTCTGAAGTTGTTCGTCTGTACGATTGGGACGATATTCAGAAAGAAATCTGTCGTCGACTTGAGATTGAAGAAATTGAGTTCATGCGTTCTCGGACAGGGTATCCTGGTGATGTTATTCACGATTGTTGGTATGCGTTCATCCAATGGGTGTTCTACGAAGACCTTCACAACGGTCATGCTTGCTGGTTGTACGAATGCGATACGGAATATTTTGAAGACGACCAACAATGGTTCGTTCCTGTTGCGGAGGCATACAACGAAATCATCCGTGAAGAATCCGGCGAAGAGAATGGAAGTATTCTCGTGATGTTCGATTGGTAACAAGAGAATACGTTCTCGTGGTAACAGGAGAATCAGTTCGATTGGTGATCCTTCTGTAAAATAAACTCTCTACACCTTGAACCCTCGATTAACCACCGAGGGTTTTCTTTTATGCTCTAAAGGAACCGATCTGATTACAGGTCCGTTCCTTGCTCTAAAGGAAACTATGTCCGAAGAAGTAATCAATACCCCAAAGCATCTAATCCCTGTTGACACCTACAAAGAACCTGACGAGTTCTGCACGCAGCAATTGCACGTCTTCTGGCTTCCTGAAGAAATTGCAGTAGAGAAGGATATTCAGGATATTCTTGTGCGCTGTACTCCTGCTGAACGCCACAGTATCATCACTACTCTCAAGCTATTTAGTCTGTATGAAACACACGCAGGTTCTGAGTATTGGGGTGGTCGGTATCGCAAGATGTTCGACGGTCCTGAATTCGAACGTATGGCAAGTACGTTCAGCATGTTTGAACTTGCGGTGCATGCTCCGTTTTACAACAAGATCAATAAGCTACTGCACGTGGACAACCCAGAGTTCTACGAAGAATACATCAACGATCCTGCGATGCTTCAGCGCATGCGTCATATCTGGAGTATCATTGATAGTCCAGATGATCTGCTTTCGCTTGCTGGTTTTAGTCTTGTTGAAGGTGTCGTGCTGTATAGTAGCTTTGCATTCCTGAAGCATTTCCAGAGTGCAGGAAAGAACAAGATGATGAACATTGTCCGAGGGATCAACTTCAGTGTTCGTGATGAGAACCTGCACAGTCTTGCGGGTGCTTGGTCGTATAACCTGATGCTAGAAAAAGCTAAGGCTCAACTACGAGACAAGGTGTTGTTTGACCGCGAGTTCGATGAAGCACTCATGTTGCTGCACCAAGACGTACAGAACATTGCACGAACCATCGTCGAACATGAAGACTTGCTGATTGATAAACTCTTTGAGATGGGACCGATTGAGAATATCGACGCTCAACAACTCAAGACCTTTGTTCGCTCCCGTGCTAATCTATGCCTGCAAAAGATGCAAGTCCCTGCAATCTATACAGCAGAAGAACTCAAGGACAATCCGATTGCTGAATGGTTTTATGATGGTATCAACAACTATCAGTTCAATGACTTCTTCAGTGGTCAGGGTCGGGAATACAACCGTAATTGGGACGAAGAAGCGTTTATTTGGAACGTAGAAGAACAAGAATAAGGATGGGTATGCAAAAGAAAGAAACCAAAGTAAAGAACAAGTACGAAACCCTAAGTGCAGAACGTAAACTCTTGCAAGCCAAAGGTCTAGTTCCACAGTGGTATGCAACCGCCGGATACCAGATGTTCAAGGAAAAGTACGAGTATGACACCACCGAATCTGTCAAGGGTCAGTTCACTCGTATTGCCAAGACAGCAGCAAAGCATCTACAAGGAACTCGCCTAGAGCACGAAGCACAACAGAAGTTCTTTGACCTACTTTGGGATGGTGATCTGTCTGCTAGTACTCCTGTTCTGGCTAACACAGGTACAGACCGAGGAATGCCTGTATCTTGTAGCGGTAGCAAGATCGGTGACAGCATCGATGGTTTCTACCAGAACCTACATGAAACAGCTTGTCTGACCAAGAATGGTTTCGGTACTAGCTCTGACTTTAGTTCGATCCGCCCTCGTGGTTCTCCGATCAGTACAGGTGGTGCAAGTAACGGTGCTGTCCCTGTCATCAAAGAGCATGTCCAGAGTATGCGCAATGTCTCGCAAGGCAATACTCGTAGAGGTGCCTTCGCTGCTTACTTGGATGTTGAACACGGTGACTTTTGGGAACTGATTGAGCATCTAATGCAAGAACCCGATGACCTGAACGTAGGTTGGATCATCAAGGATTCGTTTGTTCAACGTCTCAAAGATAACGACCAAGAAGCGCACAAACGATTCAAGCGCATGCTGAAGGTAAAGATGGTTCTTGGTAAGGGATACTTTGTATTCGTCGACAAGATCAACCGTAAACGACCTGAAGCATACAAACAGAACGATCTGTATGTTAGTGCTTCAAATCTGTGTTAACTCTAGGCACAGAATAAACCTCGTGAACTCAGTGAACCTCCTTCGGGACAATACTGAGCGAAGCCCGAAAGGGAACGTGCAGAGACTATCGAAAGCATCCTCCGGGAGAAGCAAGTAGAGTAGGTAGCAAGTGCTATCGAAGCGCGAGGGTCCGAAAGGATAAGATATAGTCCGATCTTGCTGGTAATAGTAAGCTGCTTAGGCAGGGTTTGATCTAACGAATCAAACTGAACACAATGTCAGAAATTACACTATTCAACGACACAGAACATACCTTTACTTGTGTTCTGAGTTCTATCAACGCTGCGAACTGGAATCAAATCAAAGGTACAGATAAGGTTTACTGGAGCACAATCTTCCTTGATTGCATCGCTGCTGAATTCATCCAGAAAGCCAAGGGTGTCCCTGGTCTAGAGAAAGCAGTACGGTTTACGGAAAAGAGCCGGGCACTTGGTCTGGGTCTTTGTGGATTGCACACGTATTTCCTGCAAGAAGGTATTCCTTTTGAATCCTTTGAAGCACACCGTCTGAACATGGATATTCAGTACGAGATTGACAAGGAAAGCCTTCGTGCTAGCAAAGACCTTGCTGAAATCTTTGGTGAACCCGAATGGTGCAAAGGTCTTGGTGTCCGTAACTCGCATCGAATGGCTATTGCTCCGACGAAGAGTACCGCTGCTTTGCTTGGTGGTGTCTCCGAAGGGATCAACCCCGATCCTGCTATGGTCTATACACAAACAACCGCTGCTGGTGAAGTCCCTCGGGTCAATCCGGTCTTTCTGAAGGTCTTGAAGAAATACAACAGGTACGATAAGAGTACGCTTCGTCAGATCCAAGATGCAAACGGTTCTGTCCAAGGGCTTGACTTCTTGTCAGAAGATGAGAAACTACTGTTCCGTACTGCTTTTGAGATGGACCAGAGTGCTATTCTTCGGATGGCTTCTGGGCGTGCAAGGTATCTGGATCAGTGGCAGTCCTTGAACTTGTTCTTCAGTGCAGACGAAGATCCTGCGTACATCGCAAAGATTCATCAGCAAGCCTTTGAAGACGAGAGTATCCTTGGACTGTATTACGTGTATACCCAAGCGGGTGTACAGGCTAGCAAAGAGGAGTGTTTAGCATGTCAGTAAAATTCCGTGATGTGGTGGAAAATCCAATACTGATGTTAATTGTCGCAATGGTGTTGGCTCTTTTGATAGGAATGTTGAGAAATACATTCTTCAAAGAGTCGATCAAACTAGACCCTTCTGTGTATCAATGCACAGAACAGATTGAAGTCGTAGAACGCCAGAACCGAATCATCGGTAAGGTGATCATGGCTTCTGATGTAAAGAAGAAAGTCTGTATCAAGTACGAACGCAAGGTCGAAACCAAGGGTCTTGACTGGACTCCGAAAGCATCCTGAAATAACAAAACGCCCGTATACCCAAAGGATGATTCCTCGGGTATACGGGCGTTTCTACTTCCGTCTTCGATTTGTATCTCAAGGATTGACCAGAGCCTTTCCCTCCGCTGCTCGCCTAGTTGTCAGTCCTTTCATGACCTTTCCGTTAGCCTTGTTCCATTTCATAGCTTCTTTCTGAGCACCAACCCAATCCCTCGATTCAATGCGCTTCTTGAAGGTGCTAACCCTGTAGTTCCCAAAGCCGATGTTGTACACCCAAGAGAGTACAGCAGCAATGCGTCTAGGATGCTCTAGGATCAGTTTTGGGCTTGTTTTCAGGAGAGTCAATAGGAAGGCATTCAGAACGATCCCTTTGACGTACAGAGCCTTTTTAAGCGTCCAGACAGTACCGGGTTTGATAGGACTTCCGTCTACGTCAAACGTACAACCGTATCCAATTGTCCAAGGTGCTCCTCCTGTTCCCGGATCGGGATAGGCTTGGCAATCTCCATTCGGCAGACGCTTTGCATATCCCTCAAAAGGTACAAGGAACTCTTGTACGCAAATACTCTTGACAAGTTCTAGTTTCTCCTGCGTAGACATCGGTACAACAGAAGAATACGAAGGAGAGTCTTGCATGCTTACTTGTTGTATTTCTCAAGAGGACGACCAACGAAGTGAAACGTCAGAATCATCATCAGCATTCCAATATCGTCATTCGTCCAATTCTTCGCAAGTACCAACGCCCATTCATCCGGATCAACGAAGATACCCTGACAGATGAAGGCAATCTTGATACCGATATACAGAGCAAACATCAGGTACGTAATGATCGGACGGACTAGCGCAGACATAGCGGCAACCCAAGCGGGTGCTTTACTCAAGGCTTCCAGTTCAGTCTTCTGTGTACTTTCGATAGCTTGTAATTGAGCTACGCTGAAATCAACGTACTTCTCTTCCATGCGGTATTCACCCTTGACCTTTTCTAGATCAGTCTGTAGGGTAAACATCTTGAGTTCGTGCTTGCGTTCATCCTTCTTGTCGACTAGCTTGAGGAGTTCTGGTGCTAACCGGAATGCTCCACCTACTAGACTACCGAGAACACCAGATGTAATAGTTTCTAGCATTTCATTTCTTTCATTTAATCTCGATGCCTTGAAAGTACTTAGATTTCCAAGGACAGGTGACGATAGTCACTTAATCTTAATCCCTTGGAAATACTTTGACTTTCAAGCGAAAGATTACTTAATCTTTATTCCCTGAAAGTACTTAGATTTCCAGGAAGATCATTTGATCTTTATTCCCTGGAAATACATATAGAAAGCACTCACAGCACCTGCACAAATAATCAAAGGTTTTGCAATACCACCAATGAACTTGATGATATTGATCAACCCCTGAATATTACGGAATGCTTCAAGTAGATCCTTTGTACTTTCCTTGAAAGCCTGTAGTTCCTTCTGCTGATCGGTAATCGTATCTGTTAGAGCGTCGATCTTGTCTTCTAGTGACTTAGCTCGTGTTTCAATCCTGTCATGTCGTTCAGCTAGCTCTTGTCTGTATTCACGATCAAATCGATTGACTTTTTCTTGAATAGTCTGGGGTAATCCCTGCCAGATTTCAGGGTCGATAGTATCTTGCAATTTACGTTCTTTCATGTTGTCCTTTGGTGTTTATTAGTTTGTATTAGTAAACGTTACCAAAGGTAATTGTAACAGCGCCTAATCAGAATTGATGATATTAATCCGTCAGGAGGTACAAAGAACCCAGAGTAGCTGATCGATTGCAATCAGGATATTAAGGATTCTTTGTTGCATGATTAGTTATTAGAAGGAACTGCTGAAACTAGACCCTTTCCTCCACTTACCGTTCGTGTAGATATACGTATCGACCGATTCACCGTTTTGTACGTACAGCAGCTCACCTTGGTAAGAACCACCTGGACGAGTACCACCCAGAGTAAGGTCATTAGGTCCTGTCGGAGCAGTGGCGGATGTTGTGATGCGAATGTTCTGAGAGAATACAACTTGATGTACAAACGTGGTGCCTGCTGAACTCGTCAGAATAACAGGGGCACCATTGATTGTTGTGTTTACATCTGCGGTCCCATTGATACCTACGCCGTAAGCGTTTAGTTCAAGCTGACCAACCCCTTGATTCCGAATCGTAGTATTTCCGTTTTCACCCGTAAGACGAGTAATACTAAATTGGTTCGTTTCGCCAATCTTCTTCAGAACTAGAGGTTGGTACGCGGTCAGAGAGTCAGTCTCAAACTTGGCAACGTTGGTTACAGTACCGACATCAGTAACAGCGGTAGAAATCGTCAAACCTGAACCATCGACATTCCGAATCTTGACTTGACCGCTTGTACCGTACATCCGCAGTTCAGACGAAGCAGAACCTTCCAGTTTTTGAAGCACCGCAGTTCGCATGATGTGCAAGTCAGCACTCGGGGTTGTAATTTCACCCATACCGACAAGACCTGATGCATTCACAACCATGCCTACGTTTTCGCCGCTACTTGTCTGAACTTTCAGAGCATCGTAACTCGAAGAGAACTGACGGACTCGCATCGCAACACTGCCGTTTCCAACAACGTTGAAAACACCCTGAATATTACCAGGAACATTGTTACCAACGACAGCACCCAGGTTGTTGAACATAATCCCACCACCTGTGTCACCCTTGATTTCAAAGCAACCAGGGGCAACCGTTGTACTAGGAGCATTCAGCTTCATTTCCCAACCTGCGCCTGTACCGGCAACAAATCGAGTGCTAACTGAACTGTTTGTTCCGGTGCTACTGTTCTGCGCAGAAAACCCAACAACATTATCTTGATTAGTAACAATCTTCACAAGTCGTTGAGAATCGTTTGGAGTCGTACTGTTACCAGCAAGATAACCAACACCGATACCAACGGGAGCACTCACCCAACCAGAGGCATCTGTCTTAAACTTCACAGCCGGGGTGACAGCACCAGAACCAGAAGCGGTTGTACTAGAGATACTGAAGGCACCGTTGGTAGTATCAAAATCAACCGCAGCGGAATAACCAGCACTCTTCGTGTAATACTGACCTGCGTTCTGATATGCGTTGAACAGCAGAGACGGTGTAGGACCATACAAGGAGGCATCACCTGTCACAAACAGATAGCTATCCGAAGCAGCGTGCGTGCTACTTGTATTCACAAAGACACGACCGGTATTGTCTACAGCAAACTCTTCGTTTTCAGAACCAAGAGCACCTGTGTTAGCTTGCAGAAGTAGACCAGTACCAGTACCCGCAATCTTGACAACAGGAGTACTTGCAGTAGAGCGCACATCAAGACGAGCGCCTGCAACACCTCCTACACCAATAGCGAGATTCCCGCTACCGTCAGTACTGACATTACCTGTACCGCTGACAGGAGTCCAGTTCGTTGCATCTGCGCTAGGATCAGTCGTACCAGAACCACTGGCTGTAATCCTGCGATATGTCAGGTAGTTGCTCGGAGAATACACAGCAGCCCCGTTTGCGTACGTCGTACCACTGACCCACTTCACAACACCCGCAACCGATACAGCAGAACTAGCAGCAGCAACAGCAGTCGTAGCGGCCGAAGAACTATTCGTACCAATTTGGGTGAGTTCAGCAGCCAGTGTATTTGTTTGTGTAACGAAGGTAGGAAGAGCGGTCAGGAACGTATCAGCACGGTCACTGAAGTTAGTCGGATCGCTCTGAGTCGGAGGAGTCGGAAGAGCAGTAATGATAGTAGTCATATATATTTCCTTAGATTAGACCTTCGATTTCAAGCGAACAAAGGGATGTCTGTGGGTAAGAGATTGCAGTCGTAAAGTCCTTGTAGAACCCGTACACAATCAAGGTTTCTTCAAATCGTTCATCGTCCGAAGCAATCCAGAGAGAAGGAGTAGCACGAAGTTCGTACAGAGCCTTTTGGACAACATTCAGATTCGAGTTCAGAAC